CCCTCGATCCACTTTACTCGACCCACAACCTGAATGACTTTCAGGAATTGCATGAAGTAAAGGGATTGTTTGGTGTAGGCCCAATCTGCATCGAACAACAACCAAGTGGGGGCGATCCCTGCAAGATGGTCGATCAGAGGATGAAGCATTATCCTTGACCAAGGTGGGTTAGTGATGATTAGGTCAGGAGCAGGGGGAAACAAGTCCAAGGCATCAGCAGCTACGATATTGCTGTTCAGAGGGTGGATATCTGTAGCCAAGACACATTCTGATCGGGGCCTAGCCTCTTGGATATGGTGGATCAGCCTGCCATCACCAGCACAAGGTTCCCAGAAAGTAAAAACCTCTGGCAGATGTCTAACCAGAGGCTCTACAGCTTTAGGGGGTGTGGGGTAGTAGTCCCTTGCTATTCGTTTGAACTTTTTGGTTCGTTTACTCATTGTCCGTATTCCCGTCTAAGGCTCTCAAGCGAGACAAATTGAGGTTCGTAGACACCATTGGCGATACACCTTTTGATGACGACGCCTTTCCACCAATCTTGATTCGATTGCCCCGCCCAAGCCTCATATCCCCCTTTGTAACAGCCCGCCACCAGTCCGATAATACTATGAGGGTGAGCAGTATCTTTGAAGTAGACACTACGTTTATGGCTATGACCACAAGTAGAAGAATGGTTCCTGTTTTGTAGTAGGGTGTAAGCGTGATGAATGCCACTGACAGGAGAGCCGTAGTTACCAGCACCGAAGTAGTGAGCATATGAAACGCCATCGTAGTCAGCAATGGCGGGGGCGGAATTAGAGTATTCGTGGTATTCGTCGAACCAATGGTCCGTTTGGAGGTGGCTAAACGATATACCGAACCGAGAGCCTTCAACCCTCGGATCATGCGCGATAGCTTTTTTGATCCGATTCTCGTGATTGCCCTCAAAGCCAATACGAAACGGACGCTTCTTCTTCGTGACTTTGTAGCGGCCCCAGAGCCTGTCCATCGCTTCATTGTAGCACTCGATGTCTTTCTGGTAGGATTGTGATACAACAGCCTGAGGATAGCGCGTATCGTAGGTGTTGAGGGACTTCATGTCGGCTCCATCCCCCAAGTCCACCACATAGTCCGGTTTCACATCTTCGATCAACTGAGCCAGCCAATCGAAACGCTCATTTCCCACTGAAGGGTCAGCGTGAGCGCATGTCCAGACAATCGCTGTCTTACCTGTCAATGGAACGTCTCCCCCAGTTCATCTTCGTCAAGGATCAGGAAAGGCTTGGTCTTGTCCTTGAAGAAGTTAACCACTTCTAGGGCCTCATCCAGTGTATCGAAGATGACCTCTTCATCAGTCAGGCGGTTGTTGTCCTCATCCCAAATCTTGCAGACAAGGTAGAAGCCCTCACCATCCTCTTCGATATCCCAATCAGGGTCTTCCTCACACCAGATAGGGCCATACATCACATCATAGATTACGATCATTTTAGGTCTCCTTTCAGTGTGTTAAGATAGTCAGACATAGGCAAGACAACAAGAGGTTCTAGACGATCAGCACGGAAAAAGACAACAGGCTTGTAGTTACCATGTGTCTTGGCTTGATCTAGCCAGCCGTAGACAGTCTTGAAACTCTTGGTCCTCTTGCACTCGATCTGTATGCCACCTAGAGCCTTCCTAGCAGCAGGGGACAGTTGGATGTCCTCTCCTTGTGCCCCCATGCTGGTTGACCTCACATCGTCGGGCTGTAGGTCAGGGAAGGTCTCTAGAATGGCCTTACGGACTTCTTGTTGGAAGGTTCGTCCTTTAGCCTTTGCTGATGCCGGTTTCATGTGATCTCAAACACGTCTGGTTCTTTGTCGATCTTCGTCAGATACACAGGCCCAGAAGAATAAGCAAAGACCCTTACTCCCGGCCAGCAGATACGATTGAAGTTGCAATAGGAGCAGTTGGTATCCAGCTTCATGTTACCGGACTTGCCCATTGGAACCTCATCAAATCCCTTCGGTGGGGGTAGAGGGTCTGAGATGATCTTCTTCTTTCGTGCGATCTCTTCTTCCTTCCTGCTCATTTCCTCGGTGAGATCATAGACCTCAAAGATGATATGACCAAGTGTCTTGTCTGCTACAAGGAACCCAGCTTCTTTCTTGTTGGTTACAAGACTGTCAGACTGAGAGGCCCAAAGATAGGACGAGAGTTGTGAGAGGTATCCAAAAGGGTCGTTTGAACGTAGTCCCCCATTTCGGAATTTGTCCATAGAAAACGAAGAGGCGGATTTGATATCAACCAGCATTCCGTCGATAACGCAATCTCGATGCCCAACAACACCTGAGACTTCCAAGCGGTCTTGACATCCGACAACGGTGTGTCCTGAAGCCTTGGCAAGTCCCAAGAGCAGAGACTCGATAACGTCGCCATATATGAACTTGAACTTAGTGTGGGAAGCCAGTGGAGAACCGTTATCTGGGATATTTGTTGAGTAGTATAGTTGTCTCTCACAAGGAGTTCCAAGCTGAGAAAGGCGCAGTCTACCCCGCTCATTTCCTCTACTTCCGCTGAACTGCCTTTGAAACGAGAGTGCAATATTTGACAAGACCCATTGTTCAATATCATTATCCCACCCTTCGCCAGTAGAGATCGTGTTGTAGATGTCGCTGACGAGAGTATCTGTTGTCTTCATACCGGGGAGCCTTCATGCCAGTAGTCATAGGATTGCTGTAGTGTCTCTTTGATAAGTTTCTCTTTGTGGGCTTCTAGGATTTTGAAGACATCATCTTCGTCGATATCAAGGGCACCTAGCATGAGCATGTATTTGAAGCCCAGTTCGATCAGGACTTGCTTGGCAGCATCATCAACTTCAAACGTGATAAGTCCTGTCTCCTCATCGTAGTTTTCGATACTTACGCTGACTGGCTCTTTGTGTTCCATTTGACCCAAGCCTCCATGAGTGTGTGAGGGATGACAGGTGCAGGAAAAACAACATCAACGACATACATGCTCAAGACTTGCTGGATACCAATAAGATCATTCATCCACTGGTCGAAGTCTTCCATGTCGATATCGTCCAAGACATCACCATCAACTACAGCCTGAGATGCTTTATTGATGAACGACAAGATCGTTTTGTAGTCATCTGAAAGGCGAGCAGCGATCAGGTTGTCTACGAAGTCGGAGTAAAAAAAGTCTTTAGTCAGCCTCATCATTTCAGCTTCATTTATCATCTTCTCTCTCCATCCAGTATCTACAGTAGAAGTTGTCACCATAGTCGTCGATGATCTTCTGTGGATAGCCATTCTCGACCAGCCACTTCTTCGTATCGTCTACATCATTGGGTATAGCCTTGGGAAAGCCATACATCCAACCGAAAGGCGGGTCGACCACTCGTCTCATTTGACTAAAGCCTCCCAGCTTATCGGCCATATCTTCTCCATCACATCGCTGATCTGCTCAGCCACAAGCCGTGTCTCATACTGAGCATCAGGCTTCAGTCTAAGATTGCACATGTCTGCAAAGGCGTCAAGGCTGCCACTCCAATAAAATTCAGTCATGGTGCTTTGAGGCAACACCATTCGTGCTTGCTCGGGTGCCACTCCTGCTTCAAGCATAAGGGAGTAGAGTTGTAAGGTTGAATCTGTGTATGTTTTAGCCCAACCCTTTAAATCAATGAAAAAGGGTTGCCCATCTTTAGTTTCCCTTACTTCATAGAGCATGTCTACAGATTTATCAGAAGAACCCTGCTTCTTGTCAGCACTGCGACCTCTCCACACATCAGGCACATAGAACTCAGGCTCATCATCTACATACCGCCTGCTGATCTCATTCCATCGCAGGAACTTGTGCTTCACCAGTTGCCGTGCAACAAAGATGGGGGCCTTCACATGGAAGGAAGCAAAGCAATGACCGAAGGGGCTATAGTGTTCGTGCTTGGCTAGGTATTGGATCAGCTTTTGATCCTTCTCGTTCAGCACTGCAACAAGATCACCAGAGTAGCCACGAAGTTCTAGCCACTTCCATTCCAGTGCTTCACTCTCTTTGCCAAACGAGACCCGAGCAGCATTAACCACACTGAGGTCACTTCCCATGTGGTTCACATAGGTCACTTCGATCATTGCCATTGTCTCCTAGTATGGACCCCAAGTGATCTTACCGCGATTGTCACGGCACCCTACATTCTCGATATAGGCGTAGCCAACAGCAACCATGAAGTCAGCGAAGAGTTGTAGCATGTTTTCCAGATGAGCATCAGTCTCGAACTCCTTCTGGATAGTAACAATTCGTCGCCCTTCACCATCGTGGTATTCAAGGATGAAACGATCCATCAGAACCACTCCGAGTTGCCAGCAGTCTCATAGACCACATGATCCGTGATACCAATACGCTCAAGGGTCACGATGGTAGCCTTGACACCCTTGTAGATATTGAGACGCACCTTAGCCTTCGTGCCGTTGCCAATCAGGCCGTCTTGGATTGTCCAAGGGGTGATGTAGTCATCAGACTTACCTTGGCCCCCAGCGGCTTTGTAGGCTTCCTGAAAGGTGTTGAAATCGAAGACAAGGGGAGGCCCCATCACCTTACGATCACCAGCCTCATCAAGAAGATATTTGCTCAGGTGAGGACGCTTGGCAGTGTATCGCTTGTAGGTCTTACCCTGATGCTCTCCTTCCTTGAAGGCAGGGAAGGCACCAAACTTCTTGGGCATACCGGCTTCTTCCAGCTTCTTGACGTTCTCTGCATCAAGGAACAGTTCGACCTTATACATGCCATCTGTTTCGCTCAGATCAACATGCTCATTCCCCATGTCCCGGTTCTCAAGGAACACCTTGGGGTAGTAAAGAATAGCATCAACGATGACGCTCTTGGATTTTGCATTAGCCATGTCGGGGCCGCTCCTTTGGTTAGAGAGTGTTATATAGTAACATTCGAGTCCTTGTCAACCCCTAGTGAATCTCAGCATAGGTTGACCCGAATTGTGGTGACACATCCAGTTGGACATTGAGTTTCAGCTTCATATTCGTCTTGGCTATAGCCTGCTTCTGGATATCCATAGCCCATTCTTCCTTACCCTTTTCCACTGGAGAGATCGTCTCATCGTGGAATTGTCCGCAGTTCCGTAGTCCAGCTTTGCGACAGAAGGCAACCCAAGTGTCAAAGCAGAAGACACCAGTGGATTGATTGAGGGTGCTGAACGCATCTTTCTCTGCCCTAAGGTTGTGCCAGAAGCCAGAGACAGGGTTTTGTAGCCACATGTAAGGGCCAGTTATCTTGATCTTCTGTTGCTCAGAGACTTTCTTGATGGCCCAGTTCCTCTTCCAATAGGCTTCGATGAGTTGCTCTGCTTCCTTCTTGGAGATAGACAGAGACCTAGCCAGCTTGGCAGCACCTACACCATAAATACAGGAATAGTTAGCAGCCTTGTATTTCTTCCTGATGTCCTTGAGGCTGATCTCTCCTTTATTGTGTTGGTCGATCTGGTCTTGGGTTACAACACCAGCAAACAGTGCCAGATTAAGATGTGGATCAAAGCCCTCTTGGCTCATCTCCTCGACATACTTAGGGTCTAGCGGCTGCATGTAGTGCCGTTTCGTATTATCTTCTAGGCTGACCATATCGGTGCCTACAAGGACATGGTCGTCATCAGGAGCGATAAGGCATCCCCTGATCTCTTTGCCCCAAGCCTGATGGACACCGGGAAGGTTGACCAGAGGCTTAGAGTGCTTGAAGCGCATGGTATTGGTCAGGCCATTGATCTGAGCCTTGACATAGCCATTCCTCTCGCAGTCTAGGAAAGACTTGAAGATAGCAAGCCTGTGATTAATGACACTGAGACCTTCGAGCAGTTCAATGGCAGGGTCTTTGCTGGACAGTTCCTTGACGCTCTCGCACAGTTCTCCTTCGTCATTGACTTGAGGAATTGCCCTCTCAGTGCCATCGTTCTCTTTGACATACTTGAACGTCTGAGGCTTCCACCCTAGCCCGTAGAGCCAATCCTTGACCTGTTGGGGACTATTGGGATTGCCATCCTCATAGCCTTCCAAGAGGTTGATCGGACCCTTCGTGTCATGCGGTAGCTTGGCTTCGATCAGTTTGTTGAGCCAAGTCTTACCATGAGACGATAGAGACCCATCCTTCTTGAACATGACCTTAGGCTTGTTGTGTTCCTTGTAGACGGGCACCTTAGGCATGGCCCTGATGAGTTCCTGTTCCTTCTCGGTCTTGAGGGCAAGCAGTTCTTCGTAGTGCCCTTGTGCCTTGGCTACATCGAGACGCCAACCGATACGCTCTTGCTCTGCTGCACACTCCATCTTGAACATGAGGTAGTTGAGGAACCTATCGTAATCCGAATCTTCCGGGTATAGAATCCGTAATTTACGCTGTAGGTCATTCCACAACCTGAGGTTGATCTTCACATCTTCTTCGCACCGATGTATATACACCTCGATAGGCTGGTCATTCCAGTCGGAGACCTTGGGTTTAGGGATGCCATAGTCTTCCCCATACCACTCAAGACCATGCCGTTGACGATCAAAGTTGAGATACCACGACAGAGCAAGAGTGTCGACAATCTTGGCACTGACTTTGATATTGAGCAGCTTTTCCACTACAGGGATATCGAAGCGATAGATGTTGTGCCCGATCAGAGTGTCCTGATACAGAAACCATTCCCGCATCTCGTCATAGTCAGTGATGCTCTTGACGCCATCCGAAGTCGAATAGGAGAGAACATGGATACGGGTGGCATCTTCAAGTAGGTTGTCGGTCTCGATATCAAACACGGGCATGTCGGCTCCTCGCTAGAAGGTGTCTTTCTTCTCACTCAGTGTAAACGTATCCAGATCGAAAAGCAACTCCCCTGCCTTACCTTCTAGGCCACAAGGTCTGTTCTTCTGGACAGTGATCTTGGTTGTATTGCGGTCGATCAGGTCGGCTGCTTCCTTGTCACGCTCTAGGTTGATGATGACAGAGGCTCGTTGCCCAATCATCTTGCAGTATTTAGGATCACCATTCTCATTGGTATGAGCGATAGTGACGATACCGATTGCCAGATCAGCAGCCAACTTGGACAACCTCACAGACAGATCGGCTAAGACTGCTTCTTTCTGCTTATCGTCTGACACCGTGATGACATCTTGGATAGGCTCGAAGAAGACGTATTTGCACCCATAGACCTGAGATAGCACCCTGATCTGATTTACCAGTTCTTCTGCACCATCTTCTTCTCTAAGGTGGAACTGCATGTAACCCGATTGGGTGATCTTCTCGATAGCATTTTCCACCTCAGGGGTCTTGTTCTTCTCTTGGATCAGGTCTTTGCGTGTAACGTTATCTTGTAACACATAGGATACGATGCCAAGAAGGCTTCTGAGTTTGGTCTCCTCAAGGTGCCACACAGCGAAGGGCACATCAGGGTGATTGGCTACAAGATTGTGTTCAAGGTAGCGCATGAACTCTGACTTACCGATCCCTGTAGGTGCCTTGATGACAGTGAAGTGTCCTTGCATCAGACCGAGTATCTTGTCGTCTAGAGCCTCGATGCCCGTAGGCACATAGGCATGGTCAGGAGTGTCTCTCAGAAGCCCTAGGAAGTCCTCTGAGGTGGCATAGATGTTGTCCGGGGTGAACAGCTTGGAAGACCACCATGCCGCCACATACTCCCTCTGCTTGCCTGCCATGAGGAAGTCATTGGCGTCCTTGTAGTCACCATGCGGAACACGATAGACCTTACCGGGGAACAGATTGAGCAGGGCGATAGCGAAGTTCTCTGCCTTGTCATCCGTGTCGATGGATAGGTAAATCTTGTCGAAGGAGCCTAGCCAGTCTTTGCAGTTCTCCAACAATTTCCTCGAAGGGGTGGCAGAGGGCAGAGATACAACAGGATACTTGGACCCGTGCATCTGGAATGCCGCCATAGCATCTTCTTCACCTTCGGTGATCGTTACGGCTTGAGCAGAGCCAGCAGGAAACCTGTCCATACCGAAGAGAGTATCAGACCGGAAGCCAGCAGTCGTGCTAAAGGCTTTTGGAATATTACGATACTTGGCTGATCCGTTGGGGTATCTGTAGATGAGTGTTGCAAGGTCTCCATCGTTTAGAACTCCTGTGCAGTTGTAGAACTCTCTGGTCTTCTTGTTGATGCCTCGATAGCCGTCAGGTGTGAACTGCACCTTATTTTCCATCGAAGGGGTTTCATCAACAAGTCTCAGTGGGGGCTTATGATCCATCAATGGATACTCCTTCTTGGCCCAGTCATGGATGCTCATTCTCTTGTGGGGGTATGCTCGTCCACATGAATGACAGAACCCTATGCCCTTCTCTTCGTTGTAGGAGAAAGCATCAGAGGATAGACAGTCAGTGAATGGACAAGGCTTGTGTGTCAGTTCAACTGTCAGCGTCAACGTCCTGCCCCATCTTGATTGAAGGGTTCATTATCTTATCACGACGTTCTTGGTATTTCATGTGTTGGTAGATTTCATACCACGATACATGGCCCATCTGGACCATCCCTGTCTTCGTCATACCAACAAGCCAGATGCCTACTGTATCAGCCTCTAGTGTGATGTCATTGATACCGATCATGTCTTGTCTCCCTTCGCCTCTTCCACATCACAGCGCATTTCTTCGATGGCCTCACGGAATGCAGCTTCGTCGCCTCTGTCCCACTCTTCAAGCACAGTCTCAGCGCCAGCGATAAGCCACTCTAGTGCAGCCTCTAGTTCTTCGATGCGGGCTGCTGCTTCTGCACAGTATTCTCCTGCTTCATTCCAAGAGATATCAACAGAGCGCAGCCGCTTCACCAGATCGTCATTCATGTTTGTTTCCCTTTGCATCCTCTTCGTATACTTTATTCAACCATATATCGTAGTCTTTCTCTAACATATATTCCTTTATGACACGTTCAATAGATGACAACAGATAAGCATCTGGTTCAAGCACATCACTGCTATTGTCTACACGATCAGGCTTTCGCAGCATCTCGTGATAGTCAATTAAAGATGCAATTACAATGGCATCTTCATCGTCGCAGTTGGCAGCTATTTCTCTATAAGTCATTGAGTTAATCATGTCCCGTCTCCTTCCAGTTCATTCAGTATCACACAGGCATCATGCAAAGCAGGAGCAAGTGTGTGCCCCTGATGCATATATGGCCCCATATCACGGACGAAATTACGCACCTTTTGCAGGGCAGCTATTGCTTTAGATAGATCGGCATTAAGTGACGCAATACTATCTGCCGCAGTGTGGTGCATGTCAGGTTCATATGAAGCATGATCCCCGAGATAGCGCAGTTGCTTTACAAGATCGTCGACGTTCATGGCTTGTCTCCATCAATCTCGGCCAGCGTGGCGCGGGCGGTGCGCTGCATGTTAGACACATCGTGACCCTCATACCCACCGCTCCGCATTGGGCGAGGTTGTGAGTTTGCAATCCGCCGCAGCGCCTCCAACGCCTTCTCCAGCTTGGCCTCCAGCGCCTCGATGCGGTCGGCTGCTTCCCATCCGTCGTGTCCCAGCGGCAGATATTCATCTGCCATACGCAGCCGCTTCACCAGATCGTCGTCTTCGGTCATGTCTTGTCTCCCTTCAGTTCTGCGAGTGCAGCGCGGGCCTGCATGATCGACCGCCAGCAGCACCAGATGTCGTGTGATACGCCAGCGCCATGCCTGACAAGCGCGGCAAGCGGGTCTGTATCGGCAGGCAGGTGGTTCTCGGGCAGCCAAGTCACCAGATGGTTGCCGCCGATCATGCAGCCATCCAGCGCCCCCACAGCCTTCGCCAGCTTGGCCTCCAGTTCCTCAATGCGGTCGGCCACCGCCTTCACAGCATCCGCGCTGTCGCAGTCGCAGTCAGGATCGTGCAGCCCCCGGCCTTTGTAGGCTTCATGGCAGCGGCAGCGAACGAGGTCTTGCAACTCTGCTAGGGCTTGCTTCACAGGGTCGGTGTCGATCATGTCTTGTCTCCCTCCAGTTCTGCGAGTGCAGCGCGGGCGATGTCATAGGGATCGTCGGCATACGGGGCCTTCCCGGCGATCCTGTCGAGAGCCTGCACCGCCTTCGCCAGCTTGGCCTCCACCAGATCGGCGCGAACGTATTCAACGCCATCTTCGTCGTATGGGTGAGTGACGACTCCCCACCAATTCGACTCGTAGTCTTCGGTCATTTTCACAAAGACATTCTTCGGTGCTTCGGTCATCACACCCCCTCCGTAAAATACTGTGGCAGTTGGCCTTCGACCCACTCGCGGCGGATCACGGCGATGCGGCCATTTCGTGCGTAGATGTCGGCATCATTGCGAGTGGAATACCAGTTATTGATTGGAAGAATGGTGCCATAGTCGTTAATCCACTGCACCTTCTTCGTGGGCGTGTCTTCCTCAATCGCAGCGATCTCATCCATCGCGGGTTCATACTCTAGCGTCCCGACCTGCTCTTCCAACGCCTCAATCCGCTTTTGCAGCGGCTTGAGGCGGTCTTCGTGGATGAACTCCACGATCTGCGCGATCCTCTGCGCGATGGCGTCCTCGATCACGCTGTTACGGATCAGGTCGCGCGCCATCTCTCTCATCTGTGCGTGCTTCTTGGTCATCTCTCTCTCCACCTCTTGAGCAGCTCGCTGCTGCTGTTGGTCTTCATCCCCCCGACACCGAAGGCAAAGGACACGCGGGAATTCCCGTTGAACTTGTCTGCCTCGGGCGTGTTCTCAATACCTCGATCCCCGCCGTTGGCGAAGATGACCTTGTCCTTCGGCCACATCTTGAGCGTGCGCTCAATCGCGTGGCAGGCGGTGTCGTCGCTGTCGTCGAAAAAGAGCACCGTGTCCACGACACGCAGGGCGCGGATGATGTCCTTGCGCTCGGCGAGCGGCATGAACGCAGCGCCTTTCTTGCGGATCAGCCACTCGTCGCTGTTCAGCCCGACGACCAGCCGATCGCCGAGCGTGGCCGCCGAGTTGAAGTAATTGATGTGGCCGACATGCAGCGGGTCGAAGCCCCCGGTCACCAGCACGATGTCCATCACCACTCCCCCGTCCAGTGCTGCATGCCGCACTCGGCATAGAGCCGGCGCTTTTCTTTCTCGTGGTCGAAGTCGACGTCGCCCCGGTGCAGGATCGTCTTGTAGGGCGGCTGCTCGCGGTAGGTCGCGATGAAGGGCATCGTGGCGATCAACTCCCGCAACTTGCCCATGATCCACGGGCCGCAGCCAGAGTCGATAGGATGGCCCGTGAGCGTCTCGGTCACCGCGTGCATGTAGGTCTGGGGCCCGAGCAGGTAGGTGCTTCTCTGGCCCTGTGAGCGGCGCGCAAGGTACAGGTCGGCCGCCAGCTTCATCGCCGGGTTCCCGGGCGCCGTCGCCATGAAGTCGTGCGAGAAGTCGTGGTCGAGGCAGGTCGGCAGCACCCAGTTCACGCCCTCGCCGATGATGTCGTCCAGCGGCGTATCGCAGATGCGATCGACGTCGCAGTAGACCCCGCCGTGCTCGTAGAGCATGATCAGCCGCCACAGGTCGATCTTGGTGACGATGTGGTCGTCCTTGATCATCTCCCACAGGTGACGGCTGAGATGAAACTCCAGATCCGAGTTGACCGCCGAGTCGTAGTTCATCGAGAGGGTCCAGCCCGGGTTGAGGTCGATCATCTGGCGCAGGCCGTGCTTCACGATCGGCAGCTCGCTCGCCATGATCTCAGGCGTCTTCCACGTCATGTATATGGTCTTGGTGATCATCACGGCCTCGGCGGCGGTATGAGAACGGGTTGATGTGCAGAGCGGAGGCCCGGCGGTCGCGGCGGCGGGATCAGCACCGGCTGCTTCTTGGTCACGGTGTCGCACACCATGATTGCGCTCGGGTCGAGGTGGGTGATGTAGATACCCTGCATGTCCTTGCACTGGTCCATGTCCTGATAGACGCCAACGTAGCCGGTGTCGGCGTTCATGCTTGCGACGACGGTAAGAACGACGAGTTTCATGCCAGCTCCCATGTGATGCGGTTGGATTTGGTGTCGGTCCGGTACTGAGACTTGATGACGCCCCTCGTCCGCATGCGCCGCAGCGCGGTTTCGACCGCGTGCTGCTGGTCGTCGGGGAAGAACCCCCAGATCTCGGTCATGGTCATCGGCCTTCTCTTGCGAGTGATGATGTCGCAGATCTTGTCTTCGATCTGCTCCTGACGCTCTTTGGCGCGGGCTGCGCTGTAGTTCGACTCAAAGGCGGCCGTGGGCAGGCGGCTGCGGTGGCCTTCCTTCAGCGCCTGCTTGAGCATCAGCTCGCCCAGCTCTTCCTCGGTCATCACCAGCCCCCCGAGATGATGATCGCCGCCAGCCAAGGCAGCACGGTGATCCCAAAGACGCCGGCAAAGGCGCCTGCCACGAGCGTCCGCAGACGCGGTTGATCCTCACGCACAGAACCGTCCCCCGTTCCACTCGTTGGCCGAACGCCAGTTGCGGTAGCCGTCATCGTCCCACCACGCCTCGGCGCGCTTGATCATGTCGGCCATCGCCTGCTCGCCGATCTGCGCCTTGATCACGTCGCGATCATAGATCACCCCGTCGACGCTGATCGTCTCAAGTTCAATGGTGTGGTCATGCGGTCGGACGTAGAAACACGCCGTCGCGTCCTGCTCCTCATAGATCCCGCCGTCGAGGACGACGTGACGCTCTGCCCATTGGTCGATCATGCCTGCTCTCCCTTGATGATGCCGGCCGCGATCTGTGCCAGCGATTT